GTCCACTGTCTTTTGTCGGTTCTCAATCCTACTGTGCTTGACTTTCCAGGGAACGGCCAACTAATCCCTGCGATCCCAATCAAGGACACCTTTGACTCTTGGACCATCACAGGATGGTCTTCTTCGCCTCCTGATATTGGAGCAGCCATATCTGTATTTATTGTCATGTGGGATGCTTGAGCTGCCAATCCAAGAATGTTTGCACTCATGTGCCCAAGACGGGATTGATATCGATGACTAATCATTCCTCCGTAGACCTTGCCGGTGTATGGGAGGGTAGAATCTAAATCTATGTTTCCGCGGGTATCAACTACATGACCTAGAGCGCACATCAGCCCTGGTCCGACTCCTGGTTGAGTGGCGATCCTGATCAACCGGGCAATGGCCAAGTCAGGTGAGGATGATGTTATGATTCGATATCCATGTTCAGACCGGTGCTCTTTAGTGGCTCTTCCAAAGTAGACCCTGTGTGGGCCTCTAGAGTACCGGAACTGATATAAAGACACATCCTCAACTTCAGCTTTGAACCCCTGGTAGACTCCAGCCGGTTCTGCATAACAAACTTCTAAGTCAGCAGGGGTAACTACTGAAACTCCTACTATGTGGGATTCACCAGTTCTGTCCCAGAAGGCCCTCAAGTGCTCAGTGAAATCATATGCCGAAGTAATTTGAAATTCTGGCCCCTCAACTCTGCTCAACCTCATGAGAAGACCATAAAATTGACTGGCTCCTGTGGCCAAGATCTTTTGACAAGGGTTCACTGACTCATCCCCCTGGAGCAGACTCTGGACAGTCTGAGTAGAAGTGAACATCTTGAGTGCAGTTCTTACCACTCCTACTAAGGAGAGTCCTAGGACATCTGCCATGAGGACAGGATGGAAGGGTTTAGCGGATGTCAGCCGTTTCCGGAGCTCCTCTTCATACGGACCAGCGGTGGAAACAATCATCTCCTTGATGTGTAAATTGACCGCTAACCCCCTTACCCTAGTTAAGCTATCGGATAAGATTGCCATTTCGGGGGTTCGGGGACTAACAATAGGAAGTGAGTAAGGATCATCCAGAAGTCGCCCTCGGTCCGGAGTCTTGTCGAACCACTTGCCGGTATTAAGCATGTGCATGATCCTCCTGAGGTTCATCGATCCAGAACTGATCAGTTTACATGATCCTATAGCTTTACTCAGAGGATCAGCTCCTCCCTTATAGATGAAACCTAGGAGATGCCCTATAGGAAGGCCCCCCATCTCACCGGGATACTCCAGTAAGCAGGAGATTAGACCCGATGTCAACTTGCTCATCACTGTCTGAGGCAGAAACAGAGTTTCTACCGGCTTTCTACTTTGTAAGGTTCCTAGGTAGAGCGCCGTGTGGAAGAGATTCAACCAGTACGCTACAAGGGGATCTTTACATCTCTCTGCAGACGAGAGGCACTGCCCGGAGATTGCCCCCACAGAGTTCACTATTGATGGGAAGTCTGAAGAACTGTGGGGGAAGATTCTACTAAAGGCTTTAATCGAGGTGTAGTATTCCACTCCTCTGATATAGACATCTTTGCTATATGTTATGACTTCAGTGGAGTAGATGCACTCATCAAGATTTAGTTCATGACCTACACGACGACACTCTTCATCAACAGCTTTTGCAATCGCTTTAGCCAAAGCTTTTATCCCCCCTTGGTAATTTCGTAGAACATCATGTGGAACCCAGGCTGTACAAGTTTGGTTATCTGCTTGACCAATTAGGTAATATTTGATCCCGAACCTTTGGAGAGCAAGATCAAACATAGAGTAGGTATCAAAGGCCCAGTTCTTTTGAGCTAGTCCCTCAATTCCGGCGTCGTGATCTGGCCACATGACATTACTCTCATGTTCCCTGGTGAATTGGCCAGGATGTTGTGCCAAATGACCGTAAGGAGGAGGGCATTCTTTCACCCGAACAGACATGATACTCTGTCTAAAAAAAAAACACGCG